GCGGCCGCCTGTAGGTTTGTCATTGCTGACACCTCATCAGACGGATCCGGACGTAGATTGTAAAAAGTAGGACGAGTGAAGAGTCTGCTCTGCAGCAGCTCTCTTCCTGTTTTCCATTTCCCGTCGACCTCGGTCGACCTGAAAGCGGATAACTGTTTCTCGAGCAAGGAGATCTTCTCCTTTCTACTTCCTTCTCCAGTAATTCCCATGTCATGGCGAAGCGATTTCTCCATTCTAGAGTATCGCTTGTCCCACGGCAGGGTTTCATAACCCCGCTGCGGAGCTCTTTCAAAGAGCTTAGACATTGTTTTAGCGCGTCTTAAGACGCCCACTACTGATTTCTTGCTGTACATTCCATTTCGAAATAGAATGTCAGTTTTAAAGGCCATCTTCACCCCAGGGTGACGGAGACGCGTATGCATCTCTTCATCCTCGGGTGTCAGGTCGATGAGCTGTTCTACAGCCTCCTCGAACGATAATGGTTCTAAGAAGTCAAAGAACATCTGCACGGGTTGTTCCAACTCTGTTGGTCCAATTCCCCTTGCGGTAGAGCTTGAGCTTACCGATTGCAGAATACTCATTGTCCGTTCCTTGAAGTCCGGGTCCACATCCTCAGAGAGGATCATGGAAACGGCATCAAGGTGTGCATTCGACATTGCTCTTGTGAGCAGTTGAATGTTCCATGCTGCGGGCTCAATCGGCGTGAAGCCGATGCCTCCTAGTTGGGAGGGAAGCTCGTATCTCAGATCTCTTGGTAGAAACTTCCAAAAGTTCTGTTCAAACATGGATGGAATAGCATATTTATATATTGCTTTCCAACCGGGAGGAGACCACGACTGCTCAGTGAGCAGCGCTCTCGCCTTTCCAAAGGCGGGATTTGTCTCGTCCCTACTCTCATTCCCCTTAACCATAGGGGAGAGTAGACGGACCTTTAACGAATCGATGAAACAAGTATTCCTATAAGGAATGAAGCCTTTCGAAGTAAACAGAGTTTCTTCGAACTTCACTGCGAACTTTTCGCAGAACTTGGCCATCTTCGCGGATACGCCATGCTTCTCTGGTGAGATAGCAAGGCCGTTCCGAATATGAACGTCTCCGATTAGGTCAAGGTACCCATTCCTTGGCCCAAGTGCGATGTGGTCATCGCCGGCGGCGGCAAAGTTTCTCCAGACCGGAGAGCCACGGAAGTCCGTGTCTCTGCCCCTGTGTAGGGGTGGTCTTGCGTTGTGGAACTTCAAGTTCTTTATCAACGCTCGATGATTTGCATCATCGAGAGATTCTATACCTGAGAGATAACATATGAGTGCTATCTCTTCGGCAACTATGTTGTGGAGGGTGAGTACGATCTTAGTGATCGGATCACCCATCAGCACTCCACGGTTGGTGGTGACTACATCATCAGCCCCAGGCGAGATCATCTCGCGTGGACTGCATAGGATATCGAAGCAGGCACCCAAATACGGGTGCGAGATTCCAGCTCCTTCAACGAAGCTTTTGAGCAGGATTCTCGATATTTCGTGGTCACAGTGATCTGTGGCCTCGGACATATCCGATGTCAGCATGTGATACCAATCACCATGCGACACTCCTAACTCTGAGATTATATTCTCATCGAAAGGAAACTTCTTCATCCACTCCCAATGCTGAACTGACCTTTTGAGGCCAGCTTCTGCAAAGGGATGACGGAACAAGACATCTGTCAACAGATGTCCCGCCGGCTGAAGAATCAGGGTCACGTACCAATTTGACTTGGTCACGATCCTTGACTTCCAACCGGGCTCCATCACGGAGTCCGCCTCCACCTGCGGTGGCAGGTTGATTTGGAACGATGCGTCGAGCACGCCATCAGCGATGGCTGCGTCGCACGCTGCAACGAGAATCTGGAATCCAGTGTTCACGTTGAGACCGACTTTCTCTTCTGCGAAATTGAAGGTCATCTTTTCTCCGATTATTCCAACATCCTCAAGAATGTTGTTGAGGAACACAGTGTGTTCCTGGTGCACTTCGTCGTCTAAGACGACTGTTTTCCACCTTGGTATTCCCTTTTCTTCTAGAATCGGGATTCCAAGAATTGATGAACGAGTTCCTGATTCCTCTGGGACGAACTCGGCCCAGCTGCGATACTCATCGACTATCGTAGTTGCGCGGCCGCCTTGAGATCTAGAAGACTCAAAGCAGCTTGAATTCGTTAAAGATAGATGCTCCGGATGGCTAATTTGCCTTCCTATGGAGTGTCTCACCCATCTTCCCACACGCCTTGCGGCGTGTTTGAGTACAGCTTTCCAGCTATCACTAGGTGATACTGGACCAGCTGTCAGATTCTCGACATGCTTGATGAAAGACTCTGTCTTTACATCAATTGTTGGGGTGGGGAGGCCTCGAGTGCTGACGAAATGGGCGAGTCTTGTGACTTCGCCCTTCGTGCTGATACCGTGGAGCATGACAAAGTCAAGCCACGGAATCCCACTCTTGAGCCTGAGTCTCCTGTCCTCTGGAAGGATGACTCGTCCCACTTTCCAATACCACGGTTCTACCGTTGGGCTTTCGATAGTCTCTGATTCGGACAATATCCAGTATATATACTGGACAGTCTTCTTCCACGCCTTTACAGTGCGTGTGAGACCTCTGTTTATACAGTTGGACACTGTCCACCTGCGCAGATCAGAAACAGCTTTGAAGTACTGTTTCTGAGCGAAAGACTCCGGACTGCTAAGAAACAAGCAGTCCACGATTCCAAACCAGACCTGTTCAATCTTTTTGATTGTCGAGGATGGAAGAGCTAGAAGCCTTTCCGTGTCGCTCTTTGAGAGACACTGGTTTGAAAGTATTGTGTTCCTTAGAGAAATGCAAACTTTTCTAGGAAGCGGACTTGGAGTGGCGGATAGGCGAGCCTTTCCGACCTCAGTGAGGTTGAAAGCCTTCGCCATTGGGATTTCAAACATGGATCTACTAGATCCATGCTTTCTGGAGACGACAACAGTGTTGTCGGGTTCGGGGAAACCGAGACTTAAGTCACGGTCCCCCCCGTTTAGGATGACGCGGTTCACATCTAGTGCGCAGTGTGGGTCTAGAAGACGCACAAGCTCACAGCATGGATGTGCAGACGTGTCGTT